ATTAGCTTCATCAATCAAAATAGAAACAAAGCCAAGGAGGCCAAGCTGTGACACTTGAAGAACGAATACTGAGGATGATTCCAGTTTTGGATCTACCTCCAGATCGAAACGAACTCCGCGCAATCGCTCTCGACGCTCGCAAGCTGGAGGATCGGATTAAACAGTTGGAGCAAGAGAACGACGCAATGCGAGCGGATCTGCTGTTGTGGGACAAAGCTGGCATCGGATTCACAACGGAGGACAAGCCGTGAATCTCACCGATTCCCAGCGAAAGATCCTCATCAAAAAGCTCCATGAGGTCTGGAAAGGAGGCAGACCGTGTCCCATCTGCATCACCCCCACCAAGTGGGGCATTGGAACCCTCGTCGAGGTCCGAGAGTTCAACGAAGGTAATCACTGTCCCGGTGCTGCAATTACTCCGCTGATCCAAGCTCAGTGCAACAACTGTGGGTACACCGTGTTGTTCAACGCCATCGGTCTTGGCGTCGTTGACCCAGACACCGGCAAGGTAAAGGAGGCCAAGCCGTGAGCCATCTTGTTAACGCCAACAAAATGGTCGTCAGTAAAACCCCGCGCACAGACCGACAGCCGGTTGTCACCGTGGCGTTCCAGCACTTCGTGAAGGCTGGCTTCGCCCGTCAGCTAGAGAGGCAACTGGCTGGAGCGAATAAACGCATCAAAGAACTCGAAGCCAAAGTGGATGAACTCCACGACTTGGAGAAATGGTTGGAGGGACGATGAACGTACCAATCGGCCCTGCTGCATTCGTCTTCAGGCACAAGCGAACCGGCCAGATTGTCGTTGTTTCGAATGAACGATGGCACGAATTGTACGACAAGAAGGACGACTGGGAACACACTGCCTCACTCAACGCTTGCGGAGCTTTACAGTACATCATCGACGCCAAACCGGCTGAACGGAAACGATACATCAAGTCACTTACGGAAAAGCCATGAAACGCTGGAACAAAAAAGCATACCCAATTCTGGTTGGTAAGGTCACCAGAAGACAAAACGACAACGACACGATCCAAGTATGGTGCCCGTTCTGTAAGCGTCACCACATCCATGGATGGGAAAAAGGAAACGCTGATTCCGACGCAGGTCACAGAATAGCACATTGCGGCCCAGAAAGTCCGCTGTATGACGGCGGATACTTTATATCGGTGGAACCAAAGCCATGAGATCAGCCAAAGAAATACAGCGTGAAGGCGACGGTCTGCGCGTGCTATCCCGCGGAGAAGTGGGCGAAGCATTCAAGGCAGCACGTGCCAAGAAGATTGAAATGACCTCCTACTGGACACGTAAACGCGGAAAGGCAACCAAGTGATCTACTCGCAATCGGGACAACTGCCCGTGCATCGGTACTGCTACGTCGACGCCTCGTTCATCTCGGATGACCAAGGATTCATCCCGTGCATCTGGTTTGGCCTTGTGTCGATCCCGGGGCGGATGTGGGGCTGCACCATCATGCTGGAGTCCGGAGCGATCTACAGGGCCGTAGCGCCTCACGCTATAGCCTTCAAGGAGAACCCTGAGCCGGACTGGATTGAGCCATACTCGCAGCGCTGGGATTGCTACGGCACCGAGTTCAGCACAATCGAATACACCTACCTGCGCGGACTCCGAGTGGATACACGCTGCAAGGACAAGTACCGCACAGGAGAATACCTGTTCACCGCGGTTCCAATCGACGATGGATTCAGCCGGCATCCCGAGCAGGCTAAGGAGTTCATGTTCATCAAGCTCGACAATGGACGTCTGACGATCCAGCCCACCGACAAGGTGCTGTTCATTGACGGATCGTTCACAAACGCAGAATGGCCCACCAACCTCAGGACGACCGATAAGGTCTACAAGTGCGAATGAAAGACATCGACGTAATCAACACCATGATCGAGTACGGCGGATCATTTGTGCGCAAGCTGGGTGCCGCTGCCTTAGTGGCCGACACGGACAACCTAGCGAAGATCAAGCAGACATGGCCCGACTACTGGGCGCAGTACAGCCGGATGGCGAAACAGCTTTCGGAGGTCGAAAGACAGGCCTCTAAGTAAACAACAACAACAACACGTAAGACGATAACATGATAATCAGCGCAAGCGGCGGTAAGAAAGAGTACGCACCGTGCCCCGAATATACGGGCAAGGCGGTGTGTGTGGACGTGACTCCATTGAAGGAGTACGAGACCGAGTACGGCACCAAGAAGAAGTTCAAGTTCGCATTCGAGATCGACTTGATCGACGACACCCGCGACCCGGTGCAGCCGTGGGTAGTGTTCACCAAGCCCATGGTGCCCTCGTTGCACGAGAAGGCAGCACTCACCAAGTTCCTGAAGGACTGGTTTGGGCGTAAGCTCACCGATCACGAGAACAAGGCGCTCGACCTCGAGAGCCTCATCGGCAAGTCCTGCAGCATCGTGATCGCTCACGAGGAGTCGCAGGACGGCACCAAGGTGTACGCCAACATCAAGCTCATCATGCCGCTCAAGAGCGGAGAGCTGAAGCCCAGCGGCCTGTGGGTACGCCTGCAGGATCGTCCTCCGAAGGATGAAAACGGCAAAACACCATTGCCATCCAGTCCAAGTAATGCAGCCCCACGGCAGGAGACCGACATCCTGAAGACTCAGGTGCACGTCGGGAAGTTCCGCGGTGTTCCGCTGTGCGACCTGAATGACGTTGCTGTGCAGCAACTTGCCGAGCACTGGATCCCGAAGGCGATGGCCGCGGAGACCATCAGCCCTGCCGACAAGCAGTTGATCAAGGCAATCAACGCACGTCTGGAAGCTATCAAGGCAGCGAACAAGGAGATCCCTTTAGATGACGTCCCTTTCTGAACCAAAGCCCAAGCGCAAGGACTACATGAAGCTGAAGCACTTGGTGCCCAGCGTGGTCCAGATGCGCTCCGAAGGCCGCACGCTGCAGGAGATCGGCAATAGTCTGAACCTGTCGCGCCAACGGATCCATCAGGTCATTGCCTCGGCCAAGGAAATGGAAGAGGTATTGAAGCTCTGGGGTTTCCCGTTCTCCAATCGTACCTTCCGCGTGCTGGAGGACCTCTGCATCCACAGCAAGGAGGAGGCCTTGGCACTCTACAAGAGCGGCCACCTGTACCCGGGAGCCATCTGGTCATTCGGGTGGAAATCCTACGTCGAAATCTGCGAGTGGCTTGAAGTGCCTCCGCTGGATCGACAGCCTAAACGCGGTCTCTGCTGCATCCACTGCGGCAAGCCGACTTAATACACTTTCCGGTGACCTGTTGTCATCGGGGACTCATGGTTCGTTGCCGGGGGTGCGCATCGGTGGACAAACGCACAAACTTTCCAATGAAACTCAATCTCAGCGCCGAGCGCATAGCACAGCTCTGTGCCCCTCCAGCAGGCTACGTGAGGCCAGCTACTAATCCGGAGCCTGTTAGTATTAAAAAGCCCGTTGTTCAGTCTCGTAAGGTCAAGAAACAGCATCCCGACAGGAAGTACGCAATCAAGCAGGAGACCATCGACAAGATCCAGCAGTGGAGGAAGACCCACAAGTGGCACAACTACCGCGAGATCGCGGAGCACTTCGGAGTCGGACTCAATACAGCCTACTACGCACTCAACCGCCCCAATAAAAATGCCAGCCAACCCTAACATCTACTTTGACATCGAGACAGGGCCGCTCCCGTTGAGCGAGCTTGTCATACCGCCATTCGATCCATCCGCGGTCAAACTGGGCAACATCAAGAACCCAGACCTGATCGCAGAGAAGATCCAGAAGGCCGAGGAGAGCCACACCGCGGATTACATCCGGAATGCTGCACTCGATGCACTGAGCGGACAGGTGCTGTGCATCGGTTACCGCATCGACCACCAGCAGGCCGGAGTGTTCTCGTCGGAACCCGGTGGTGAGGCTGCAATGCTGCGCGAGTGGTGGCAGCTCCTCACGTACTACGAAAGGAACCCCAAGCTCATCGGGTTCAACGTCAAGAGCTTCGACCTACCGTTCCTCGTGAAGCGCTCATGGAAGCATCGGATCACGGTGCCCTACTGGCTGCGTCAGGGGCGCTATTGGAACGACCTTGTCATCGACCTGCGTGAAGTCTGGCAATGCGGAGACAATCGCGCCCACGGCAGTCTGGCAGCGATCTCGAGGCATCTCGGACTGGGCGACAAGGCAGGCAATGGGGCCGACTTCTCGGCGCTGTGGAATACCGACAGGGAAGCCGCTATCGCCTACTGCCGGAGAGACGTGCAACTGACGCAACAAGTGGCGGATATCCTGATACCGGCGTATTGATATGTGTCGCAAAGCAAACAATTACTTGGAGAACAACATCTCCAAGAAAACGAATGATCTTATATATCAGACCATGTCGCCGGGGCAAATAGCTCAGGCAATGCAGATGGCTACAGACATGGCCTATGCTTTGAAGGATCAGAGAATTGCCGAGGCTAAGCTCAAGTGTGCCCAGCGTAAGGAGAAGAGGGCCAAGCAGGAAGCTGTGGACAAGGCCAAGGATAAACGATAGGGAGAGCCCGTCGACGTGAGCTGTAGGAGGTGAGCGTCGATACCAACCGAAGGACATGACAACTTTTATCCCCACCACCACAGGCATTCGCAGTTCCTTCCTGCGATCTCCTACCCTGTGTCTGGTGGGGATTTCCGTTTGATACATGAACGACACTACAACAACGCTGGAACTGCAGGGACAACCGGACACTGAAGTATACGCATCTGACACTGGATACGTTTGCATCAAGCAAAGTAATGGATTTGAAGATCCTTCAGTGGTTGTGATTACGCCTCAACTTGTTGATGAGGTTTGCAAAATGATGAAATCAGTTGTCGGAGAAGCCTACGATGCTCGTGCTTCATATTTGAGCTCGAAAGGACTCCAATGAGCGAGGAAACCAAACGCAAGGCACCAGCCTTTCAGTTTTACGCCGACGACTTCCTCGCTGGAACCTCGGACATGAGCGCCGAGGAAGTTGGTGGCTACATCCGACTGCTTTGCCATCAGTGGACCAAAGGTGGCATTCCAAACGATCCAGACCGTGCAGGACGTATGGCAACCCTATTGGGGTCGCCATCGCTTGGCTATGTTCTGGCTAAGTTCTCGCTATGCGATGACGGTATGCTTCGGAACGAAAGGTTGGAGCAAGTCAGGGCTGATCAAGAGGCCTACAAGTTCAAACAGGCCACCGCTGGACGCAATGGAGCACTCAAACGGTGGTCAAAATGGCCAGACGATAGCGACCCTAATGGGGTTGCCATAGCGACCCCAATGGCCACGGCATGGCCAGAGCATAGCCAGACGATAGCCACACCTATGGCCACAACATGGCCAGAAAATAGCTCTCCATCTCCTACTCCTATAATACATACACCGACACCGAAGTCTGAATGGGAAGTTGCCCATGGCATCGAACTGCCGGAAAGCATTCGCACCCAGAACTGCCTCGATGCCGTTAAGCTGTGGCTGCAGTACAAGTCGGAGAAGCGGGAGTCCTACAAGAAGACCGGCCTGACGGCAGCGCTGACCAAGTGGTCCCGTGAATTCACGCCTGCTGAGTTCCCGTCTATTGTCGAGCATTCAATCGCATCAGGCTGGAAAGGCATTTACCGACCTCAAAGCTCTTCTGGCGCCATGCCAAATCCGGTTGGAAAAAAGGAGATCAACTGGAAGGACAGCCTGTGAACAACGACCCATTTCACGCCAGCGATGACGAGTACGGCATGATCGGAGCCTGTTTAAACGGAACCATTGATACCTGCTCGGATGCAGTTTCGGAGATTCGGAGCGAATGGATTCAACGGGATGAACTCAGGCTGACATTCGATGTAATCCGCGGCATGGTTCAGGAAGGCAAAAACCCAACGCTTCCCGAGCTCAACAAGGAATGGAAGAAGGCTTACGGCCAACTGCCTGTTCCTTTCGATGCTTGGAATCAGGCAATGGAGGTGTGCCCGAGCTCGGCCAACCTGACGTACTACACCAAGGCAATCGTAGAGGCTGCCCATAGACGCCAGCTCAGAGACGCTGGAGACCGTCTGATACGCGAGTCCGCTATGTTGACCCTCCAGCCCGATCAAATCGTCTCTAATGCCGAAGCAGGGCTCAGCATTGACGTCTCTAAAGAGACACTCACAACCAGCAAACAGGTTGCAGGGTCATTCATTGACCAGATGCAGGACAGGTTCAACCGGAAGGGAACGCTGTCAGGAATAGCTACTGGCTTCTTTCATCTGGATGAAAAGACGGATGGTTTGCAACCAAAGGAGATGGCTATCATGGCGGCACGTCCAAGTATTGGTAAAACGGCCATTGCCATAGCGATAGCTGAGCACGCAGCAATCAAGTCCAAGATACCGACTCTATTCATCAGCTTGGAAATGAGCAAAGAGGCAATCTTCAGGCGTACCGTATCGGCAATCGGAAGCATCCCGATGCAGAACCTTAAGAGCGGCAACCTGAACGAGGGATACATGAAGTCTATGATGCTGTCTTCAGGTAAAGTGGCTAATAGTCCGCTATGGTTCATTGATGGATCTAGCATTCACAGCATCTCAAACATCATGGCAAACGTGCGTCGAGCAGTACGCAAACATGGTGTGCGTTTAGTTATTGTAGACTACTTGCAGAAGGTGAAATCAGCAGACCGTTCAGAGAAGCGCACTTACGAGGTTGCAGAGGTATCAGGCAAACTAAAGGACATTGCGGTGCAAACAGGTGTTGCAATGCTATGCCTTGCACAGCTCAATAGAGAATCGGAAAAGGAAAAAGGACGGCAACCAAGGCTGACTGATCTTGCGGACAGTGGGCAAATCGAACGAGATGCCGATCTTGTGATGCTTTTGAATCGTGACAGATCGGAGCCTTCAGGAGATGCTGCAATCATCATTGCCAAACAAAGAGACGGAGAATGCGGTATCGTAAATCTACATTACGAAGGCCAATACTGCCGTTTCACCGACCCATCACCCAGCTACTGACAATGAAACCGAAATACGACCTAGATCGGGCCAAGCTCTTGAACGATGCGCCGGCCCTGATCAAGAAAGCCATCAGTGCCGGATGGATGTCCTACCCAGTAGGCCAGAAGTACCTGCCGGACGGTTCATTGGATCCCATGCTGCTCGAGACGGAGCGAATCATCGAACAGAAGTACACCCCACAGCTCTGCAGGATGGCCTACGATCTCAGAGAGCAGGGAATGACACTGGATGAGGTCACAGAGGCCTGCGGAGTATCCCGCGGATCCATCTGCTACCTGATCAGCAAAGGACACGAGCAATTCCTCACCGACCAACGCACCAAAGATTGATATGGCAGACACAAACAACACAGAGTCACCAGAAGTGAAAGACCCGTTCATCGTTGCCGAATCGCCGGCATCCAATGTGAAACCAGAGACGACAAGCGGCACTAGGCCGTCCATACACGTCAGCCTGTATGCCTATGGCGGCATCTCAGCGGCCTGCCTGATGTCTTGGGTAGGACTAGCGGCCAACTTCGCTACCAGTGATCGCCAGACCGATCTCAGGACAATCAGAGAGGATGCCCTGATATCCCGCAGTCGTTGCAGGGCTACCAAGTGGTTCCTAGACTCCGGCAAGGACGTCTGGGTGCAGGTAGACCATGACATCGAGTTTGACCCACAGGATATCATCCGGATGGCTGAGCTTGCCCATGAGCATCAGGCAACGGTGTGCATCCCCTATCCCTGCAGGACATTGCCGCCTAGGCCTGCACTGCGTCCCGATGGACACTCCCTAAAGGCTTTCCGGATGCAGGTAGCAGACACCGAGACGGCTGCGGAGCTTGTGCCGATTGGGATGTTCGCAAGCGGATGCCTCGCAATCCCTCGACGTTGCCTTATGAGCGCACTTGATGAGCTCGGAGGGTCAGAGGTGCAGACACCGTATAAAGTCGACTGGTGCAAGGACGTGCGTGTCGATGAGTTTCCCACGCTGTGGATGCCGTTCGCAGTCGATACCATGCCCGGGCAGTTCGAGTACCTCTCGGAGGACTACGCTGCTGCCATGCGGTTGTCGCTGGCTGGTGTGCAGCATTACTCGATGAAACCAAGGAAGCCGCTCAGCCATTGGGGTGAGTTTCCGTACTCGTTTAAGCCTTATGCCGGCTGAGAAGAAACCAAAGAAACCTAGCCTGCATGATGTTGCTAGAGCTGCTGGTGTATATCCACACCACGCACAGTTTGTTATGTCTGGTAAAGGCAAGGTTCCTGATGGTGTTAAAGAGAAAGTGCTAAAGGCTGCTGAAGAGATTGGTTATATTAAGAGCAACCATCCAAACCAACATTTCAACTCTAAACTAACACAAGAGAGAGCTGATGCTGTTGTTGATGGTATTATACAAAACAAGTCTCTTGAGAAGATAGCTGAAGAGACTGGGTTGTCGCAGCATACTGCTTTCAAGCTGATTCGTGGAGTCAAGGTGCCGTCGGATTACCCCGAGACTGAGGACGATTGGCGGAAGGATGTGACCGGATTTCTGGAGGTTGCTATATGGAAAGGCACTAAGAGACTGGCTGAATCCTCTATAATGTTGATAGATGATAGGACACTTCCCATCAGCATAGGCGTGCTGACGGACAAATTGTCGGTCATCAAGGGTCAGCCTACCAGCATCCATCTAGCTATGACAGCCTCTGTGAGTCACAGAGACCTCATGCGCGATATGAAAGAGCGCGATGTGACCCCTGTGAACGACGAGCAGACACCCGATCTGGTTTAGGTAGTGGCCCGAAATGTCCTACCCCTACACCGCGGTAACCACCGAAACACGCGAGTTTGGGCCTGTTTCGACGCATTGATGCACAATAGCAGTTATATTCACTTGGTGACGCAAACCAGCAGCAAAGGCCCGTAAACATTGATCGAAACGCACGTCAGCACCCCTCCGCAGGACCAATGTCCTACCCCGTTACAAGGGCCACCCCGGGGGAGGGGGTCGGCGATTTGGTTGGAACGCTAAAAGTTGACGGGTTTATCCAAACGAAAAATATCGAGAAATGACTCCCCTCTGCCTCACCTGCTCCAAGCCATTCACCATCATCAAGCCTCGCGAAGGCCCTAAGCAAAAGCGCTTCTGCACCGAGGCGTGCAACGCCGCATGGTGGAACGAGCAGCCGCAGCACCCTGTCATACCCAAGGTCGACGCCTCGCACCCCCGCGCACTCGAGTTGAAGCTCAAGCGTACCCAGCTTGTCCTACTGGAGAAGGCCGATCCGTACACTTACGGCTTCATTCCGGACCACTGGGAGATTGCTAATACCGAGTTTGCTGCCACTCAGGAGCTGCTGATCTCCGGTGGTAACCGCGCAGGTAAAACGCTGTGGGCAGCACGGCGCATTGTGCAAACGCTGTTGGAGAAGGAGAACGCTAATGTACTATGTTGTCACACTAGCCATGCAACTAGCGTAACTGTACAGCAGCCTGCAATATACAACTATCTGCCTGTAGCACTACGAGCTACTAAGAAGGGCCGCATTCACTATTTGAACTACAGCAGGAAGAATGGTTTTACTGATGGTTCTTTCATTCTGCCTAATGGATCACGGTGTGATTTTCTGAACTACACGCAGAGTGAGAACACTATTGAGGGCCGTGAGGCCGACTTGATTTGGTGCGATGAGTTGGTTCCGCAGAGCTGGGTTGAGACGTTGCGGTATCGGCTGATTACACGCCGCGGTAAGTTATTGGTGACTCAGACACCGCTGGAAGGTGTGGCTAGTGTGTACAAGGAGTTTACTGCTGGCTCTGCTATTACCCGGTTCGATGATGCGGATCTGCTGAAGGGCAAGCAGGCGCTTCCTACGTGGCCTATGGGCAAGTCTGCTCGCACTATGGTTCAGGCTCAGACCAACCGGAGGACGGTGTTCTTCTTCTCTGAGGACAACCCCTACAACCCCTTCGATGAAATGAAGTCGAAGCTGGTGGCTTCGCCTATGGGCCAGATCCTCACTCGGGCCTACGGGTGGGCCTCGGACAACATCGGCAAGGCCTTCGCTCGGTTCAGGCCGGATATCCACTGTATCGAGCGGCATAATGTGCCTCCCGGTGGTACGCTGTACATGGTGTGCGATCCGGCTGGTGCGCGTAACTGGTTCTGCCTGTGGCTGTTGGCCTACGAGGATGGGAAGCGCATTGTGGTGCGGGAGTTCCCTGACTTCAGCAACTATGGCGAGTGGGTGCTTCCTAGCGAGAAGCCTGACGGCAAGGCTGGTCCTGCGCAGACATTGGATGCAGGCCGGTCGATATCGGAGTACCGCAACCTATTCAGGACCATTGAGGCGGAGCTTGGTTACGGCGAGCCTGTGATGCGACTGATTGATCCTAAGGCCGGCGGTAGTCCGGCTCTATCGGAGCAGGGCGGGACCACTCTGATCGACCTACTGGCCGAATCGGAGAATCCGTTGGATGAACCCATGGCATTCGTACCTGCGCCGGGTGTGCCTGTGGACCAAAGGACGTCGGCTATTAACAGCCTGTTGTCCTACGATGCTACGCAGCCGCTGACGCCGTTGAACGAGCCTAGCCTGTACATCACCAAGGACTGCTCGAACCTGACGTATGCCTTGAGCGAGCACACCGGACGCGATGGTCAGAAAGGTGCCAGCAAGGATCCGATTGATTGCTTGGGTATGTTGTTGGTCTCAGGTCTTGCCTACGTTGGCAATGGGGGCTTCAATTCCCGCGGCGGCGGTGGATACTAAATTTTGACCCTATGCAAGGCGATTCATACAAGACGGCTACTGATGTAATGGCGTCGGTTGGCGACTCACCCAATGTGAGTGCGTTGACCGAGGAGTTGCGGCGTGCTGCTACCGATTATGGTATTGGTAGCCGTGTCGAGCGTATTGAGAATACGCGCTATTGCCGGTGGCCGGGTCAAACGAGCGACGGCAAGAAATGGAACGATGCGTCCAATGCGCAGAAGCCGGCGTTCCCTTGGGATGGTGCTAGTGACACTCGCATTCCGCTGGCCGATGAGGTGGTCAATGGATTGGTCGATCTGTGCTCGACCTCATTCTGGCGTTCTATGCTCAGGGTTGTCCCGAGCAATGTGACAACGGTCGATCAGGCCGCTACCGCCCACAACCTGATGGACTGGGCTGTAAACTCCAAGATGTACTCGGATTTGACCCGTGAGGTGGAGTTGCTGGCTCAGTATGTGTGGACTTATGGCTGGGCAGGCGTGCACATCTCGTGGCAGCAAGAGATGGGTCAGAAAGAGCAGTACCTGACGATGGATCAGATCGTAGCTCTTGCCGCTCAATCGCCTCAGGGCTCGGTGCTGTCTGACTTGCCGAACCTCATTGCTAATCCGGAAGCCGACGACCAATCCGCGGAACTGTTGATGGCAGCATTTCCTAACCTGAAGAAACGTCGGGCCATCAAGGCGATCAAGGAGTTGCGCGAGGAAGGAGAGTGCGACTTCCCGGTTCCCACGATGGTGAGCAACAAGCCTTACATCGCTGCCTTGGCACCGTGGGATGAGCTGGCTTTCCCTCCGGAGACAACGGATATCCAGAGCGCCCGTGTCGTTTTCCGCCGTCATTACATGACCTCGATTGAGATCATGCAGAAAGTAGAGACCGACGACTGGGACGAGGAGTGGGCTCAGGAGGCCATCAACACCATGGGCAAGTTCAGCAACTACGCTGACTACACCTACACCATCGGACTTCCGAAGAATGCCTTCCTCGACCGCGAAAACCTCATTGAGGTTGTCTACGCCTATCAGAAGGCAGTGGATTCCGACGGCATTCCCGGCGTCTACTACACGGTCTTCTGCCCTCAAGTAGGTGGCAAATGGGGTTACTTTGAGCTGCTCGATTATGCCCACGGTCAGTATCCGTTTGTGTGCTGGCGTAGCGAGTTGATCCATCGAAAGATGGTCGAATCCCGCGGTGTGCCTGAGGTTTGCGCGACGTGGCAGCATGAAATTAAAGCCCAGCGCGACTCGGTGTTCGACTACACCTCATTGGCGACCTTGCCGCCCATCGAAGTGCCCAAGACTCGTGGCGGTAATCTCAAGATCGGGCCTGCCATTCAGATCCCGGTGCTTCGCCGCGGTGAGATTGGCTTCATGCAGCCTCCTGCGCGTGAACCCGGTGTGGCTTTTACGCTTATCAACGAGGTGATGGCTCAGACCGACAGGTACTTTGGTAGACCGACTGAGAAAGTGCCTCCTGCAGTCACCCAGATGCGTCAGCAACGCACCATCAATAACTGGCTGCATGGTTGGACCGAGGCGTTCCGACAGGTTTTCTCGCTTACACTGCAGTACACCGGGCCGCTGGAGGTTCAGCGCATCACTGGATCTCAGATTCAGATTGGCGAGGATGTGCAGGACTTCGATGTCACGTTGAAGTTCGACGTTCGCGAGATGTCTACCGACCTTGTGAGCGAGAAACTGAAGGCAATCTCGACCTTGATCCTGCCTCTTGATACAGCCGGCGTCATTGATCGTGCAAAACTGATCTCTGTGGCGCTGCGTGCTATTGATCCTATGCTCGCCACCGAGCTTGTGATGCAGACCGGCCCTGCATCGCAGAAGATGTTCAAGGAAACCAACGATGAGGTGGCTCTGATGAGCCTCGGTAACCCTCCGGCACTGCGCGAGAACGACCCCACGGCTGCTATGCGCCTGCAATTCACGCAGCAGGTGTTGCAATCCAACCCGAAATATCAGGCGCAACTGCAGCAGGACCCGCTTTTCCAAGCGAATCTGCAGAAATACCTTGAGAACCTGCAGTTCAGCGTGCAGCAACAGCAGAATGCGGTCACCGGACGTCTTGGAGTTCAATAAATGAGAATCTCACAGGAGAAAATACAAGAGGCATTCGTTTCGGTTATGGATGGAGATCCATTCTACCGAGCAATGAATCAGGTCATCACAGACCAAATAGAATCCGAGGTTCTAAACAGCATACAGCCTGATCTATCAGACTCAGGCCGTGCCTATAACTGCGGAAGGGCTGCAGCGCTGAAGGATCTTTACGAATATTTCAACAATTTGAGGTCGGTTAATGGGTTGACGAATCAATCCGACTAGTGCCTCTTCACAAACAAGGTTTCTTGGTTGACCTTAACAACCATGGCGCACAATACCCGGCTTGCAGGGTCTAAATAGCATGGATAAATCACAGAATACACAGGAAGCGACACCTGTTCAAAACACGGTACAGGCTCCGAAAATCAATCCGCTGACCTTCGATGAGGCGGCATTGGCTAGGGTACTTGAACACAGGTTCAGTGAGCCGGAAGATAAACCGACAAAGCAGATCATCGAGGAAGAGCCGGAGTCCGAGGCCGCGAGTGCGGAATCTCAGACCGAGGAAGCGGATCCTGCCGCTGAACAAGAGGAAAATCAGGCCGAGTCGCCTGAGGATGATCTTTCCGATCAGAAGACCGAAGACCAAGCCGACGAGGAACCGTCAGGTTACAGAAAACGTATCGACAAGCTGACTCGCCAGAAGCGTGAAGCACAAGAAAAGGCCGATGCGTTGGAACGTGAACTGAACGAGACCAAGTCCAAGCTGGAGAAGAGCAGTTCCGATAGGCCGGTGCCGGTGACAAATCAAACCGACCCGTTTGCGGATGTCTGGGACGCGAAGAAACTCGATGACGAGTGGAGCAAGGCCCGTGATCTCAAGCGGTGGTGCGAGGACAACATCGACGGCTGCGAAATAGGTGACAAGGAATACAGTTCGTCCGAGATAAAGGCGATCAAGCGGCGCGTTGAAGACGCACTTGATATCCACATTCCGGCACGATCTAGGTTCCTGAACAACTACAAGCAGATCCAGCCTATCGCAGAGCAGATCTATCCTTTTTGGAAGGACCGTAGCAGCACCCAGTACACCGAGGCGCAGCAGGTATTGCGACAGTTGCCGCAGCTTGCAGCGTTACCGGAGCATCAGGTGCTTGTTGGCGACTTCTTAGAGGGCCGTAGGCTGCGTATGGAGCGCGAAGCGACCAAGGGGAAGCCCTCGGCCAAATTGCCTCTTAAAACCGCTCCTAAACAGCCGGGAAAGCCTACTGCGTCACCTGTCAAAAAGGACGGCGCACAGGCGAACATCGACGCGGCAAAGTCTCGGTTTGCAAAGTCGGGAGGACAATCTGAATTGGCTCGTTTACTAGAAAGTATTCTTTGACCTATGCCACTGCTTCAACCTAACCAAGTCGGTATTCGCGAGGAGCTCGCGGACTACATCGCCATCGTCGACCAGAAGTCGACTCCGTTCGTGTCCATGGCCCCCAAGGGCAAAGACCTCGGGAACATGACGTTCTCTTGGCAGGTGGACAACTACGCCACTCCCACTGCTGGTGGTGTGCGCGACGGTACTGACGTGACCTACACTGCCGGCAACCCCGGAAGCCCGGTGAATCCTGTCGTCAACCGTACTCGCCTGACCAACTACGCTCAGGTTTTCCGGAACGATCTGCGTATTGGCTTTGTTGCCAACACCCAGAACGTCGCTGGCGTCGGCAATGGCGGTGAAATCGCCAACGGCATTTCCAAGCGTTTGATTGAGCTCAAGCGCAAAATGGAGTCGACCTTCCTTTGCACCAACCAGCCGGGAACTCAGGAAGACGGCACCAATTCATACCTCACCAGCTCGCTTGGTCAGTGGTTGCTGCAGACCAACTCTGCAGGTATTGGAGCTCCGACTTCTACGTTCGCTCCGAATAGCTCTGCCGTTAACACCACGACCTCCGCCAATTTCACTGAGGCTACTGCCCAGAACGTCCTCACTGGTATCTACAACGCTACCGGCACGTTCCGCGATTACGACGTGTTCTTGGGCGCTACGCTCAAGCGTGCGTTTACCAACCTCACTGCCTCTGGAACTGTTCAGGTTCTCAACAGCAATGCCATTGCTGCGACCTCTGTTCGCACCTTCAACCAAGAGCTTGGAAACGATACTTTCAAGTCCTCTGTGGACATTTTCGAGGGCGACTTTGGTCGGCTTATTTTGAGCCCAGATGTGTGGATTAACGCCACTGATGGTACTCCTTCTGCAACTTCGTTCACCTACTCTACCGGCGCTTTCAAGGGCTACGTGGTTCCGATGGACATGGTCGAAATCCGGTATGCTAAGATGCCCGAGGTCAAGCCGTTGCCTGACAACGGTGGTGGCGAAGGCCGTCTGATTCAGGCCATTGCTGGTCTCGTGGTTAAAAACCCGAACGGCTTTGGTATGTTCAATGGCGCGAGCTAGTCTCTTGTAGTACAATGGGGAGGTTGCTGGGCATTCCAGTGGCCTCCCCTTTTTTCAATCTATGTCCAATCCAAACGGAATCTCAACGCTCATTGCAAACGCAATGGATGACCTTCCCGGCAACATTCGCCAACAGGTCATTCAAGAACTCAAGGAAGGCCACCGCAAAGAGTGGGTGAATGCCGGAATTGAGCAGAAGAAGATAGCTCGGCAAACGCACATCAACGAGTTCAAAGCCGTTGAGGGAATTGGACGTTTGCGGATGCGTGTCGACCCCACTCTCTACCACTATTGGGGGCACAAGGTTGGATATGGATGCTGGAAGGACGCGCAGTTCCTACGTGAGATCGAGCGTGACAATCCCGAGGTCCGCGTGAAATCGGGAGGTACTCGCTTGCAAGTTGGTTTCAGCGGTAGCAAAAGAAGCAGTCAGAAGTTCGCATTATGAATGTTGGATCCAATCGTCAACTGGCCGGCGAGTACGGCGGCACCTACATCTCCAGCGCATCCGGAACTGTGACCGGAAACTGGCAGACCATTCATGCTCTTGAGATCACGATCCTCGGAGCAACCGCTTCCAACATCACCAACTTCCCTG